GGGCGGCGGGATGCCTGGCGGCTACAAGAAGGGCGGTGCGGCTAAGAAGAAGATGAAGGTCAAGAAGATGCGCATGGGCGGATCCTGCGGCTAATCGATGGCTACGTCAGGCACTACAGACTTCAACCTGTCGATTGACGATCTGGTTGAAGAGGCATTTGAGCGTTGCGGCATGCGGGCGACGAGCGGTTATCAGCTCAACTCCGCACGCCGCTCGCTCAATTTGCTGTTTCTGGACTGGGCCAACCGTGGCTTGAACCTTTGGACCATTGAACAGGCGACTTATACGCTGACGCAGGGTGTCAAAGAGATCACATTGCCTACTGATACGGTCAATGTGCTCGAGGCGATCATTCGCCAGAATAGCCAGGGCATCAACAGTGATGTTTACATCGAGCGTATCAGCCGCGAGGACTACCTGAACGTCCCGAACAAGACCTCTGAGGCTCGGCCGGCGCAGTTTTACGTACAGCGCGCCAATCCGACCAAGGTTTTCTTCTATCCGGCGGCGGATCAGACGTATACCTTCGTGTACTACCGCATTCGGCGCATTCAGGATGCGGGGGTGTACACCAACACGGCGGACATCAACTTCCGCTTCTTGCCATGCTTGGCTTCTGGGCTTGCGTACCAGCTTTCGCTCAAGTTTGCCCCGGATCGGACGGCTGCGCTGAAGGCCATCTACGAAGAAGACTTCAACCGGGCTGCGATGGAGGATCGGGACACTGCCAGCGTGCAGTTTGTGCCCGACATGGGCGTCTAATGGCCTACGCAACCGGCAAATTTTCGTATGGGCTGTGCGATTTCTGCGGCCAGCGGTACCCCTACAACGTCTTGCGCAAGCAATGGCAGGGGTTCATGGTCTGCCCGGACGATTACGAGCCGAAAGAGCCCCAGTTGGAGCCTTTGCGGTACCGCGGAGACGCCATTGCGCTGCGCGATCCGCGCCCAGACCGCATTGAACCCGTCTCGGTGTTCGTTGGAGCGCCTGGTTTTACGGCTTTTCAGAGCTATGGATCGGTCCTTAACACGGCTGATATGCGTCCGTATGTGCTAGGACAGGCGCTGATTGCCTTGGGTACGGTCGGATCGGTCACGGTGACGGTCACATGAACTACAGCGAGCTCGTTACGAACATCAGAAACTACTCCGAAGTGGGTAGTAACGTCTTTACGGATGCCGTAATCAACAACTTCATCACTTTCGCGGAGAATCAGATCCTCCGCGAGATCGATTTGGACGTTTTTAAGCTCGAAGTCAGTGGAAACATGACTTCCGGCAACAAATTTCTGACCGCCCCGAGTGACATCCTCACTCATCGTTACATGATGATCACCTCGGGCAGCGATCAGATCTTTTTGGACTTCCGTGACACTTCCTTCATGAAGGAATACTGGCCCAACGGGGCCAGCACGGACGTCCCCAAGTACTATTCGGTGTGGGACCAGAACACGTTCTACATTGCGCCCACCCCGAATGCGAACTTTGTGGTCGAACTTGGCTACATCTACCGCCCTGCGCAGCTTTCGTCGACCAATACGACGACTTGGATCAGCAATAACGCCCCGGAAGCCCTGTTTTATGCCTGCATGATTCAGGCGTACAGCTACACTAAGGGGCCGCCGGAGATGATGCAGTACTTCCAGAACTCGTACCGTCAGGCGATCCAGGGTCTCGGCATCGAGCAGCAGGGACGCCGCCGCCGCGACGAGTACCGTGATGGTATGATCCGCATCCCGGTTAAATCGGAGTCGCCCGGCCCATGATCACTGTAGAAATGCCCGGACTAACGAACGGCGTGCAGGTCGTGACCACGGACTCCCGTGGTTGGGCGGCCGACGAGCTCGCTCAACGGGCCGCGGACAAGATTATTTTCGTCGGTGACCAGTCACACCCGGTCATTCAGGCGCAGGCGCGGGTCTTCAAGGACCGCGTCAAGCATGTGGTCGCCTTCTATCTGAAGGAGGCCGTCGAGCAGGACCGTGCCACGATCGCCCAGCGCCTTCGTGAAGCGGGGCATCCAGAGCTGGTTCATCTTTTAGGAGAGTAGAAATGGCATTTTCAGGCAACTTTATGTGCACCAGCTTCAAGGTGGAGCTGATGAGGGCGGTGCACAACTTCACGGCTAGCACGGGCAATACCTTCAAGCTCGCGCTGTACGACAACAGTGCCTCGTTCACCGCGGCGACTACGGCATATACGGTCACCAACGAAGTAGCGAACTCCGGTACCTACTCGGCGGGCGGCGGTACGCTGACCAATGTCACCCCGACCTCGAGCGGCACCACGGCCTTTACGGACTTTGCGGATCTTTCGTTCACGAGCGCGACGATCACGGCCTTTGGGGCGATGATCTACAACGACTCGGCGGCGGGCGACCCTTCGGTCTGTATCCTGGACTTCGGTGGGGCCAAGACCTCGACGAACGGCACCTTCACGATCATCTTCCCGACGGCAGACGCGACCAACGCGATCATCCGCATCGCCTAAGTAAGAGGCGGAAGTGACCGATGCCGTCGTTGCCTTCCAAGGGTGGAATGCTTCTGGCGTAGGCTGGGGCGACGATCCTTGGGGTGAGAGCCTCGCGGCACTTCCGACGGGGACGGGCCAGGTTGGCTCTGTCACTATTGCGGCTGACGCCAACGTCAGCCTTACGGGCGTTTCTGCGACAGGACAGGTCGGTACCGTCACCGTTACGGCGGGGGCGGATGTCTCGGTTACGGGGCTTCAGGCAACGGGCTCTGTGGGCTCGGTCCTGGTCACTGGCACGGCCAATGTCAGCCTTACGGGGGTTGAGGGAACCGGCGAAGTCGGCACCGTTACGGTTAATGCCGGGGCGAATGTCTCGGTTACGGGGCTCCAAGCCACCGGCCAGGTTGGCTCCGTCACGATTGCCGCGGACGCTAATGTCAGTCTCACGGGCGTGCAGGCCACGGGTGCGATCGGCACGGTACAGATCGCGGGCGACGCCAACGTATCTGTTACGGGGCTGGAAGCCACGGGGGCCGTCGGCTCTGTTACGGTCACCGTCGGCACTGATGTCCTTGTCACGGGCGTCTTTGCCACGGGGGCCGTCGGCTCCGTTAGCATTACCGGCACGGGAAGCGTAACGCTTACGGGGGTTCAGGGAACCACGGCGCTTGGCGCTGTAACGATTGTTACCGAGCAAAACGTGCCTGTCACCGGGGTGTCTGCCACAGGGCAGGTTGGCTCGGTTACGATAGCCTCCGACGCCAATGTCCCCCTGGTGGGGGTCTCTGGGACGGCCCAGGTGGGATCAGTACTTGTCTGGGGCGTGATTAATGACAATCAGACGCCTAACTGGCAGAATGTCGATGACGCACAGACACAGAATTGGGTCATAGTCAACGACGGAAACACGGTGGTTTGGACTCAGATTTCGACGTAAAGGGACACTCACATGCCTAGTTCGTATTCAACAAACCTGAAGATCGAGCTTCAAGCGACCGGCGAGAACTCCGGCACTTGGGGTACGATCACCAACACCAATCTCGGCACCGCGCTCGAGCAGGCCGTCGTCGGCTACGGCAACCCGAGCTACCCCTCGGACGCCAACCTGACCTTGACCTACACGGACACCAACGCCGCCCAGGCAGCCCGTGCGCTGGTCCTAAACGTCACCTCCGCGGTCAGCCTTTCAACGACCCGCGAGCTGGTCGTCCCGACGATCCAGAAGCAGTACATCGTCCAGAACAACACGACCGGCGGCCAGAGCATCACGGTCAAGACTTCGGCCGGCACGGGCATCACGGTCCCGAACGGTCGCAAAGCACACCTTTACGTCAACGGCACCGACGTCATCTACATGGATGACTTCGTGGACATCAACGGCGGCACGATCGACGGCACCACGATCGGTGGTTCGTCAGCCGCGGCGGGTACCTTCACTACGCTTACCGCTTCCAGCATAGCCACCTTCGCTGCTGGCACCGCAGCAGCCCCGTCTATCACCACGACCGGCGATACCAACACCGGGCTATTTTTCCCGGCCGCTGACACGATTGCCTTCACGGAGGGCGGCACGGAGTCGTTTCGCGTCAATTCGTCAGGCCAAGTTGGAATTGGAACGGCATCGCCTGCGATAAGGCTGCAAGTTTCAGATGTAGACCAAGCAACGGCGCGTATCGGCATCAACAACGCAAATGGTCAGAACTACCAATTTGTTGCGGGTAACCCCGGCGCAAGTAACACCGGCTTTGCCATCTTTGACGCAACCGCATCGGCTACGCGACTGTACCTCGACTCCTCCGGCAACGTCGGCATCGGGACGAGTTCGCCTACAGAAAAACTCCATGTTGCAGGCGCATTGCGTGTTACAGGCGCACAGACAACAGCAGGAACTGGTGTTTACCTTGACCAAACTTCTGGCACGGGCGGCGTAAGTGTCTACGGCCCTGATAACTCAACGCAAGGCACATTTCGTATCTATACGGCTACAGCCAACGGGGGTACTGGTAGCACAAAACTAACCCTTGACACCTCCGGCAACCTCGGTCTGGGCGTAACGCCGAGTGTGTGGGGCGGTGGCTTCAAAGCAATTCAAATGACTGCGGGTGCTTCTTTTGGGAGTCATCCAACCGTACCTCTCGCTTATGTAAACGCCAACACATTTTTTGATGGTAGTGTTAACAAGTACATTTCCAGCGCCTTTGCTTCTCGCTTTATATCTGACGGAAATGCTGGTGGTTTTGGTTGGCAGGTAGCAGCCTCCGGCACCGCAGGCAACACCATCTCGTTCACGCAGGCGATGACGCTGGATGCGAGTGGGAATTTGGGTCTTGGCGCTACGACTACGGTCGGCGGCAGACTTGTTATTACGCAAAGCAACGCCACGCAGCCTGCCATCTATTTGCCGACGGACGAAAGCACGATACAAGGGCCGGGGACAGACACGCAAATTAAGATGGGTGGCAATCTGATTTTGCAAAGCAGCAGTCAAACAACAATCTCCGCGAAAAACGCGTCAGGATTAATTGTTTTTCAAACTGGGTCAACGCCCACCGAACGCGCCCGCATCACGAGCGGGGGGGATTTGCTGGTTGGGACGACCGCCGCTCGTGCAGGCGAGTTGGTCTCCATCACCAAGAACATGACCACTAACTGGCTGTTGGAGACGGTCAACACCGCGACGAGCGGGAACATCTTCGGCAACCTCGTGCTGTTCACCGGGCAGTCGCCCAACAACGCCACCTCCAAGTTCATGGCGGGCAGCGACAACACCACCGAGCGGTTCGCGCTGCGCTCCAACGGCGGTCTGGCTAACTACCAAGCGAACGATGCCAACCTATCGGACGAGCGCGTCAAGACCGACATCAAGCCGCTTGGCTCGTACTGGGACAAGTTCAAGGCGATTGAGATTGTCGCGTTCAAGTACAAAGACCAGACGCACGACGATGACAACATCGGGGTTATCGCGCAGCAGGTTGAATCTGTTGCGCCAGAATTTGTGGACGCAGACGGGTGGGGCGAGACGCCGGAAGATGGTTTGCCGTTAAAGACTGTGTACACAACGGATATGTACCACGCTGCCATCAAAGCCCTGCAAGAAGCCATGACCCGTATCGAACAACTTGAGGCGAAGTTCGCCGCATTGGAGACTAAATAAATGACCACTATCACTTGGAACATCTCTGTCCTCGACTGCCTCCCGCAAGCCCCCGAAGGCGCGGATTATGTGATTTGTTGCCATTGGCAATGCACGGGCGTGGATGGCGCTTACACGGGGCAGGTCTACTCGACCACCTCGTTTGCCGTCGTTCAGGGCGAGGCCTTCACCCCGTATGCTGACCTCACGCTCGACCAAGTGCTTGGCTGGGTCTGGGCCAACGGCGTGGACAAGGACGCTACAGAGGCTGCGGTGGAGAGCCAGATTGAGGCCCAGAAGAACCCGCCGGTCGTCTCGCCGCCGCTGCCGTGGGTGTCGCCGTGATTAACCTTACGCTGACCACGGAAGAGGTTAACGCCATCCTGCAAGTGCTTGGGCAGTTGCCGACGAGCAGCGGTGCGTGGCCCCTTGTCGTCAAAATCAAGGAGCAGGCAGAGCCGCAGGTGCCGAAGGACGGGGAGCCGTGACCACCGTGCAAGACCTTGAGGTCACCGTGACCTCTCACATTGATGTCTGCGCGGTGCGCTACGAAGCCATCCATGCGCGGCTAAAGCGTCTGGAGAACCTTCTGATGCGGGTTGGCGGGGCGATTATCGTCATCCTGCTGACCGCGTTTGGCACGGTGACGATGATGTTTCTGGAGTCCATCAAATGATACCTGCCGCTATCCAAGCCATCCTTACACCCCTCCTTGGTAACGGGTTGAACCTCGTTGCCAACGCCGTCATGGCAAAGGGCAAGGACTATGTCGAAAAGAAGTTGGGCGTT